CCCGGCTGGCGACTATCAGGCTGTAGATAATGGGTACGGTCAGCTTGGATTAGCGCCAATAGGCAACGCGTCCACTAGCGGCGGGGAAATTATCTACAATCTTGCACAGGGTGAACACCATGTTGGGATTGACCCCAATACTGGACAGGCTTGGTATCAGCAGGCGCAGGGAGAACTCCCCGGCTTATATGAGGTTCCTGAATCCATGATAACAAATTCTTCAGAAGGTCAGGCAGATGCCAATGCTCAAAAAATTAGTGGCTCTGCGCAATCAATGTTAGTGCCAATGGCAGAGAGTCAAACTACTCAAGCTGGATTAAGTAGTGATGTTTTTTCTGTAGACACAGATGTTCCTGATTTTGTCCCACGAAAAATACTTAAAACTTTTTGTTCTGATACTACTCTAAACGTGTACTACAGCGACGGAACAATAGAAAAATTAGAAAATAATGTTAATTGTAAGGGAGTATCAAACACACCCGACGTTCCATTAGTAGGGTCTAATAACGGTGCAACACCTAACAACACTAACGATGGGACAATTGCTGAAGAATGTCAAGGCAATGACTTGCACGTTTATTATAGGGTAGGCGGTAAAATGTATTCTAATATTAACCGTAATCATCCTTCTTGTGGGCAAAGTGCGCCAACTTCTTATTCAACCTCTTTTGTTCCCGGTAGTGATTTTGGTGCTTCTGGCCCCGGACCCGGAACCGTAAACAGCAGTTTTGAATACACTCCTTTTCAAGCAAAAGACCCTATTGAAAAGCAACAAAGCGTAGACTACGTTAAAATGTTAAGAGGGTTTTTAACTAATAGTTTGTTTAAGGATTTTATATGACATACTTAAATTTAGTAAACAATGTGCTTAGGCGTTTACGGGAAGACCAAGTAACTACTGTGTTTGCTAATACCTATAGCACTATGGTTGGTGACTATATTAATGACTCTAAGACAATAATAGAAAACGCTTGGGATTGGTCACAGCTTAGAACTACTGTTACGATTACTACTGAGGCAGATGACTACACGTATTCTCTTACAGGTTCACAGGACTACGGTAAAGTGCTGACTATGGTTAACGATACATCTAATATAATAATGGAGTATCGTCCTCAGTCTTGGATTGACGAAAAGTATCTGATAGGAACACCCGCATCTGGCACACCTTCTTTTTACACTTACAACAGTGTAGATGCTAACGGTGATTCACAGATTGATGTATATCCTAAACCTGATGATGTTTACTCTATTAAAACTAAGATGGTAATTAGGAATGTTCCTTTGTCTGTTGATGCAGATACTCTTGCTATTCCTAGTCAGCCTGTTATTCACATGGCAGTAGCTCTGTTAGCTCGTGAACGTGGCGAGACAGGCGGTACATCAACCCCTGAGTACTTTGCTATGGCTGACAAATACCTATCAGATGCGATCGCTATGGATGCACAAAAGCACCCTGACGAAACCATCTGGTACACACCGTAGGAGTAAGCATGGCCCAGCCACTACAGAGTATTAACTTAGTTGCTCCTGCTTTTATGGGGATCAACACTGAAGACTCTCCTATAGCACAGGATACTGCTTTTGCAGAAGTAGCTGATAACGCTGTCATTGACAGGCGTGGTCGTTTAGCTTCACGTAAAGGTAACACTGTTTTAACTACAAACAAAACGGTACTAGGTACAGACTACCTACATAAGATACACGAGTTTTATGACAATGCAAACAACGAAGTAATCTTTAGTACTGGTAACAATAAAATTATGACAGGCACTACGACACTGGTAGACGCTACGCCGGGGTCATACACAATTGCAGCTAACAATTGGAAGATTGTAAACTTTAACGATCATGCTTACTTCTTTCAACGTGGTTATGAACCTTTAGTCTATAGTCATGCACTAGGTGCAGTAACTAAAATGTCTAGTGTAGCTGGTTCTCATGTAACAGCTAGTCAGTATTCTAATGAAGTGCTTGCTGCTTATGGTAGGTTGTTTGTTGTAGGTAATGCTACTAATGACAGTGTTATTTATTGGTCTGACTTGTTAGTAGGACACAACTTTAGTAGTGGCTCTAGCGGATCTATAGACGTAGCTAAGGCATGGCCTAACGGGTTTGATAAAGTTGTGGCTCTTGCCGCACACAATAACTTTCTTATTGTCTTTGGTGAGAATAATATAATTGTTTACAGTGGAGCAGATAGTCCTGCGTCTATGGCTATACATGACACCATTGCTGGTGTAGGTTGTGCAGACAGAAACAGTGTACAAGACATAGGAACAGATATTTTATTTTTAACTCCTACAGGTCTAAGAGGACTAGGTAGAACTATACAAGAAAAGTCTCTACCTATTACTGACTTGAGCAGGAACATAAAGCAAGAGTTAATTGCTAATACACTGGCTACTGCTACACCTGTTAGCACTGTGTACAGCCCAGAGAACTACTTTTATCTTTTGTGTTTTGCTGATCTTAATTTAGTGTATTGCTTTGACATAAGAGCAACGCTAGAGAACGGAGCGTACAGGGTTACTCGTTGGCCTAGTGTAGACTTTAAGTCGTTTCAAAGAGACAGAAACGGAGACATATACATAGGGTGTGTAGACGGTTTAGGTAAGTACGACAACTACAGAGACAACGGAAAGTCTTACCGCTTTAGGTACTTTAGTCCGGGCCTTACGTTTGGTGATCCAGCAAAGATTAAGATGTTAAAAAAGATTAGACCTACTTTGATTGGAGGAAACAACTCAGACATTTTCCTCAAGTGGTCTTATGACTTTTCAACAGACACTAGCTCTAGTACGTTTAGAACAAGCAGTGATAGTCCGGGGTTTTACGGACAGTCTGAATATACTGCCTCTGACTTTTCTGCTGAAGGAGTTACTATAAGTAGAAACTCACTAAATACTACAGGCTATGGATCTGTAATTAACGTGGGCCTTGAGACAGACATTAATGGTTATTCTTTGTCCATACAAGAAATGAACGTACTAGCACTAATAGGTAAAACTATATGATAACTACTAAGAACAGAGGTATTCTCTAATGAGTATTGAACAAATACTAGGAATAGGTACTGCCGTTGGTGGAGGCCTTCTTACAAAAGAAGCCTATGACCGACTCAGTACTGTGGGTAATCAATCTTTTACTGGTGGTGAGCTGGATGACGGAACAAGGCTACCGGGAGCAGCAGAGATTGCTCAAGAAGGTCTAGGTTTATCTCAATTTAGACCTTATACTCTTACTTCTAGTACAGGCTCTTCATTTGGTTTAACTCCTACAATAGATCCTACTACTGGAGTAGTTACTAGTTTAGGTGCTAGTACAACACTAGGGGCACAGGAGCAAGCCTTTCAAAACGAAATGCTACGTAGGGCTGGCGTCAGTACTATGCGTGGCCCTATGGGAGCTACTGACACTAGAACAGGGGCAGGATTAGCTTTAACACGTGGTCAAACACAGCTTGGACAAGACCCTTACGGTATTCTTACTCAGCAGTTATTAGCTCAAGGTGCTTCAGACTTAGGCGGTATGTTTATGACGGGGCTTACTCAGCCTATGGCTGGTCGTGAGACTGATGTTTACAACCGTATAAGAGCTATGCAGGCACCTGAAGAGCAACGTCAGCAGTTAGCCCTAGAAGAGCGTTTGTACAATCAAGGTCGTTTAGGTGTTCAAACCAATATGTACGGTGGTACTCAAGAGCAGTTTGCTTTGTCTAAGGCACAAGCAGAAGCTCAGAACCAAGCATCCTTGATGGCTATGCAACAAGCACAAGCAGAGCAACAACAGCAGGCTGGATTAGGTTCTCAGTATGCTCAACTAGGAAGTAACCTAGCATTGTCTGAAGGGGCTATGCGAGATGCACAACAGCGTCGTGCTTTTGAGTCGTTAACCTTTGGTCAACAAGCCTACGGTGCAGCAGGAGACCTTGAGCAACAACAACAGGCTCTTAATATGGCACTGTTGACAGGTGCGTATTTACCACAAGCACAAATGCTTAATCAAATTAATGCTACTTCTTTGTTCCCGCAGTTACAACAACAAGCACAACAGTACGGAGTAGGTAACTACAGTGAAGGCATGATGAGTGGTATCCAAGCACGTTTGGCCGCAGAGACAGCTAGAGCTAATCTCTTGGGTCAGGTGGGCACAGGACTCTTAAGTGGTCTTACGCAACCTGTGTCTACTGGTTCAGGTGGTGTCACTTCATTAATAACTTCACTACTAGGATCAGACGTTAGACTGAAGACTAACATTGACAAGGTTGCTACAGTTAACGGTATTAATCTGTACACTTGGGATTGGAACGAAGAAGGACAGAAGTTCTCTAACAACAACATGACCTTTGGTGTTCTTGCACAAGAGATTGCAGAGGTTAGACCTTCCGCAGTATCTAAAGATAGCAACGGTTACTTAATGGTAGACTACAGTCAGATACCTGAAGCATCATCTGCTGTATATCTAGGAGGAGTCTAAGCATGGCTAAGTTTTCAGATCAATTTATACAAGGACTCCTTAATCCTAGTTACTCTCAAGGTTTGTTTGAGGCCGCTAAAGGCGTGGGAGCAACTCCGGGCATTATGATGGCTGAGAAGAGCCGTGTGAAATCTCAGGCTGAAGTACAGCAGTTACTACAGCAGTACGCTAATGACCCTGCACAACTAACGGCTATGTCTCAGAAGTACGCCGCAGGTGGGCAACCTGAAGTAGCTAAGTTGTTTCAAGATGCTGCTACTAGGGCTACTGCTAAAGAAGACACAAATCGTCAACGGGGCGCTCAAGGCGGTCTGATGGCTATTGCCCAAGGAGCAGCCCGTGGTGTGCCTCTGGAAGATATGCGAGAAGGTATTAATTCTGTTATTACACAAGGTGGAACACAAGCGCAAATTATGGCGGCTTATGAAGCAGGATCTGGTGGCACACAAGAACCAGTTACCCTATCTGCTGGCGCTGCTTTAGTAAACCCAAAGACAGGAGAGGTTATTGCTGAACGTGGGTTTAAGCCTGAGAAGCCAACTGACAAAGGAATAAAAACAGTAGAGCGTGAAGATGGTTCAGTGAGTATATTAAACGCTAATGATGGAACATTGATTGGCACGTTGGACCCACCCGGAAAAGGCGAGGGTGACCGTGATGCCGCTTTGAACCTCATTGCGCAAACCACCAACTTCATCCAAGACCTTGATGATTTGATGGACCCCGGATACACAGAAACAGGGTTTATAGGCGGGGTGACCTCAATGGTCCCCGGAACTCCCGCATACGACAGAGAAAAAGAACTTCTATCTATCAGAGCTAGACTTGGCATTGACCAGATCAACGAAATGAAGCGTCTAGCTGCTGAGTCAGGAGCATCAGGTACTGGCTTAGGACAAATTTCTAACATTGAATTTATGTCGCTACAGTCTAGCCTTGATGCTATTTATACAGGTATGTCGGCTGAGGCGCAGATCAAGGCACTAAACACCATTAAAAGACATCTGCTGAATGTGCAGAAGCTGGCCTCTGGTATTGCTGCCGCTGACGCTATTGAGTGGGGTAGGCCTGAGTACAAAGCAGTAGGTTATCACAAAGACCCTGAGACAGGGACGGTCTTTTACGCCCCTGACGGACCAAATGGGACTAGATACAAACTTGTAGACGGTAAATTTGTCAAGATAGGAGCTTAACGTAATGTCTCTTGCAGAAGATATGGAAGCATTTGACAGAGCCTTTGGCGTACCTGCTGAAGGCGAACCTCTGGTGTCTGAAGAGCAGAAGAAAGAAATGGTGATTGATGACGAATCAGCGTTTTCTAGGGCATTTGAGAGTGACGCAGTAGACTTAGATAACTCTGACGTAGAGACAGAAGGATCTTCTCTGTGGAACAGGTTTTTCTCTGAGCCTTACCAAAGAGGAGTCGAACGACAAGCCCAGACTATGCAGAGGTTAAGACAGAGCCAACCTACAGCGGCTAGTATCTCAGCAGCCATGAGTGATCCTGCGGTACTTGAGGAGCAGTACAGGCAGTCCACAAACCTACCGTCTGTTCTTTTGCAGACAGTCACTACACCCCTCAGAATGGCCTTTGACTCTGCATCTGAGATGGTTATGTTTGGTGCAGAAAAAGGCGTGGCTATGCTCCCTGAAGGACTCAAGGAAGGGGCCGCAGAGCAGTTTCAGGCATTGATGCAAACCAAGGGTGGGCAGATGGCTTGGAACGCTGCTGGTCAAGGCATGGATGCGTGGAAAGAGTTTGAAACAAACTATCCTAACGAAGCCGCCAATCTTGTCGCTGTCATGGACTTAGGATTTACTAAAGGTGCAGGGCCACTTGTTAAACAGAAAGTAAAACCTATGAAGCTAGAGCGTATAGGTATGCGTAACGAAGTTAAGCCTCTAGCTGGAGGTGACGCAGACGTATACAAAGTTTTGTTTGAGGGCGACAAGAAAACCCCTGAACAGGTAAGGCTAACAGAAGATCCTAAAGGAGTATTAGGTACTCAAGAACAACTAGCGTCTGCTGAACAGTTAGAGCTTATAGACATAGCTAAGTCCGCAGGAGTCTCTGGTAACAAGACTCTACAGGCAAACCACAACGCCTTTCAGCAGTACTATGATACTTTAGAAACTAACTTAATGAAAATGTTAGCAAAGAACGAAAGAAAAGTTAACTGGGCTGAGTTAGACGATAATTTAAGAGCCAACATGAAAGCTCAGTTTGACGAAATGGTAGCAACTAACCCAAAACTTATGTCTTC